TCCGCAAGCGCGACGAGGCGACGCGCGCGGCCGAGCTCGCCCACCTCGACGAGACCGCCATCGTCGAGCTGATCATCGAGAACGCGGCGAGCCTCCCGGAGGGTCTCCGCGCCCGGCTGCGCGAGGCGCTCGGATGACCGCGCCGCTCGCCGCGGCCTCCCGCGCCGCGGCTGCGCGCGCTGCCCTCGTCGGCCTGCTCCGCGCAACCGAGCGTCTGAACGACCACGTCGCTCGGCACCCCCTCGACTACGCCAGGTGGACCGAGCCGCAAGCCGAGTACCTCTCGTCGAGGGCGAACCGGAAGCTGCTCCGCATCGGCAACGGCGGCGGGAAGAGCCGCGTCGCCCTGGCCGACGTGGTCATGCGCGCGCGGAAGAGCCACCCGTTCCGGCCCGACTGGAACGCGCGGCGGGGCCCCACGAAGCAGTGGATCACGACGGTCACGTGGTCGCAGGCCGTCCCCCTGATGCAGATGCTGCGCACGTTCCTCGGCGACGGGGAGCTGGCGAAGGCGCCGAACTGGGACCCGGCGAAGGGGTGGGGGAAGGACGCGCCCGTCCTGGTGTGGCCGGACGGCTCGACGGTGGGCTGGCGCACGTCGAACCAGGGGCCGCTCGCGCACGCCGGCGCCGAGCTCGATCACATCCTCATCGACGAGCCGGTGACCGCCGAGACGTACCGGGAGCTCGAGCGGCGCGTGGCTCGCCGTGGCGGTGACCTCTCGCTGGCGATGACGCCGATCAACTGCCCCGGCGACATCGGGTACCTGCGCGACCTCTGCGCCGACGGCATCGTTGCGGACCTGAACTTCCCGATGAACGAGCGGCTCTTCCGCTTCACCGACGGCGAGATCCGCCGGCTCCCCGACGGCACCCCGTGCGACGCGGCCTGGATTCAGGAGCAGATCCGGCAGGTGCTCCCGGCGTACCGGGACATCGTGATCCACGGAGGCTGGGACGAGATCGTCGTCGACGGCGCGTTCTCCGGCACGTTCTCGCAGACGAAGCACGTCGCGGAGTTCAAACTCGACGGGAAGGAGATCCTCTCGCTCGGCACGGACCACGGCTCCAAGGCGTTCACCGAGACGGCGGTGCTCCTCGCGGTGGACGAGCGCCACGAATACCCCCACGTGTACGTGCTCGACTACTACGAGGCCGACAAAGACAGCCCCGCCGAGCAGGACGCGCGCGCCATCCTCGACATGCTCCGGCGCAACGGGTTCACCTGGTCGAGCCTCAAGCGGGCGACCGGTGACATCGCCCACTACGGCGGCCGCGGCCGCATCAACCGGAAGTCGAACCAGGAGCTGGCCTACGAGCTCGCGCGGGAGATGAAGCTCGGCCGCAACCAGGCGCTGGCGCCGCCCATCCGCACGGCGAAGACCGGCTCGGGAAGCAACCCCCGCGGGTCGACCTACCGCGGCGTCGGCTGGCTCCACCGCGCGCTGCTCCGCGAGGGGCAGATCACGATCCACCCGCGGTGCACGGGGCTCATCGCCGCGTTCGAACGCTTCCGAGGGGGCAGCGAGGACGAGTACGGCCACCTCATCGACGCCACCCGCTACGCCCTCGACCACTGGATCAACCGGGGCCAGGCCCGGTACGCGGCGCCCGGTACGGTCGTGATCCGGTAGCACGGCAGCGATGATCACCATGTCGGCCCCGCCCCTGCCGTCGGACCCTGTCCAGGCGGCCCGCGTCCAACACACGCGGCTTCGGCGCCGGGTGCTCTACTCCATGCACGAGCCCGACGTGCGCGCGCGCATCGTCGACGCCGTCGGGCCGACGCGCGCCGCGGCCTGGCACATCGTCGACATGACGGCGAACCCGGGCTGGTACACCTGCTCGCAGCTCGCAGGACTCTACCGAGAGATCCCCGAGGCCGCTCCGCCGCCCGGCGGCGAGGACGCGGCGGCGGCGCTGGCCGAGTCCGGCTGGTGGCAACTCGCCCAGCGGAACCAGCGCGACACCATCGGCATGAACGACATGTTCGTGCGCGTCGACATCGACCAGACCACCGGTGCGCCGTCCACGCGGCTCGTTCCCCCCGACCTCGTCGAGCTCGTGACCTCCCCGCTCGCGCCGAGCCAGCCGCTCGCGGTCGACGAGTGGATTCCAGATCCGGACAACGCCGCCCTCTGGGTACGGCTGCACACGGACCCGCGCGCCCGCCGGTACCAGGCGTTCGACAAGGACGGCGTCGAGGTGTCGGCGCGCGTGCTCCGCGGCAACTTCACGGGCGACGACTACCCCTTCGTCGTCCGCGGCAACGCCGTGCTTCCGTACGTGGCGTACCACGCGGCCGAGACCGGCTACGCGCTGGAGCCGTACGGCGGCCGCGAGGTGTTCGAGGGCTCGCTTCAGCTCGGCGTGTACTACAGCTTTTTTGGCCACATCCTCCGGCAGGCCGCGCACGGACAGAGGTGGGCCATGAACGCCGAGCCCGTTGGCGGCGACCTCGACGAGAGCGGGCGGCGCCGGGAGATCATCGCCGACCCCGCGACGATCGCCATCTTCCGCCAGCTCGAGGACGCCGCGGGCCAGGCGCAGATCGGCCAGTTCGCCCCGCCCGTAGACCCCGAGCGCATCCTCGCCGCGATCGAGCGCTACGAGCGGCGCGTCGTCGAAATGGCGCTCTCGACCGTGGGTGTCTCCCGGCGCGAGAGCGACGTGCGCTCGGCGATGTCCTTGGCCGTGTCGCGCGAGGCCCAGCGCGAGGCCCAGCGCGCGTACGAGCCGGTCTTCCGTCGCTCGGACGTGAAGCTCATGTCGCTCGTGTCCGGACTCATGGGCGGGCCGACCGAAGGCTGGCGCATCAACTACCGCTCGCTCCCGCGCGACCCGCACGAGCTCGACAGCGAGCTCACCCGGATGCAGGGCCAGATCGCCGCGGGCCTGCTCGACCGCGTGACCGCGTACCAGCAGCTTCACCCTGGCCTGCTCCGCGAGGAGGCCGAGTCGGCCATCCGCGAGATCGCCGAGACCGAGCAGCGCCTCCGCGCTGCCGCCTGACCGCTCACCGAGAGGACACCACCACCATGGCCGACAATCAGACCGACACCCGGGAACCCGTACCCTACGATCGCTTCCAGGTGGTCGTCACCGAGAAGCAGGCGCTCGCCGCTGAACGCGACACGCTCAAGGGCGAAGTCCAGAAGCTCACGGAGAAGGCCGCGACGGTCGACACCCTGTCCACGGAGGTCAACCGCTGGAAGGCCGAGGCCGAGAAGGCGTCCACGCGCTTTGCGACCTTCACGGAACTCTCGGGCGTGCTCGGCACGACGAACACCCGCGTCATCGACATCTTCGAAGCCGACTACCAGGCGCTCCCCGAGGCGAACCGCCCGGACCGCAAGGCCTGGGTCGAGACGCTCAAGGCGAAGCCTGCCGAGGCCGCCGAGCACCAACGGCCGTGGCTTGCCCCGGCTCCTGCCGAGGGCGGCGGCGGGGGCCAGCCGAAGCCGGCGCCCCGTCCGGTCGGCAGCGGCACGACGCCACCGAACGCCCCAGCGGCGCGCAACCCTGCCGAGGAGCGGAAGCTCCGCGAGCAGTGCCAGAAGTCGGGCAACTGGGAGCCGTGGAAGGCCTACACGAAGTCCATCGGGCTCCGGAGCTGATCCTCGGTAGCACGTAGCGAGGCCCCGGGTCGCTCCCGTCAAAAGCGTCGGGCTGGCGTGAAAACTCCCCCTTCGATTCTGTGGAGGCCCCCATGGCCGACGAGATGATTCCCTCGAGCATCGACTCCATCGTCGCGGGCGAAGTGCTCGCCGCCGAGTTCCTCATGACGCTCGCCGACCGCGACGCGTCCGTTCTGGAGCACCCCGCGTTCTTCCACGCGACCGGCCGCCCCGGCTCGAACGTCGTGCGCGTGCCCGTCCTCGGGTACGGTCACGACACGATGAGCGCGACCTCGCCCGGCAGCGAGACCGCGAACACCCCGTTCACCGACGACGGCATCGACGTGACCCTGGCGAACTACGTGCTGCGCTACACGGCGCACGACCTCGCCCGGTTCATGGCCGACGGCAAGATCGACCCGGTCCGCTTCGCCCAGTACGCCGGCGTCAACGTCGCCCAGACCCTCATCGGTCTCGCCGCGAGCCTCACCGACGGGTTCAGCAACGTCGCGG